GGCCGCGCTGATGCCCCGGATGCTCCTGACGGTTTCATCTGTCCCGGCGAAGTTTCGGCGCTCGCCGTCATCAGCGGCATGAGCGATGCCGGCCGTTTACTGGCCATCGATTACGATATCGTCGCCAAGGAGACGTCCCGCCTTCTCAGCCAGTTGCAGCCGAAGGTCGACACGATCCACGAGGACCTGACGGCCGCCGGCGAGGATCTCGGCCGCATGCTGCTGCAGCGCATCAACAATCCGGACGCCGAAGATCTGCAGCTTCTGCTGCCGCCGCAGATCAACTTTCCGGTCGGTTAACCGCTCGGCTGTGACGGCCGACCTCTTAAAACTGTTTGCATGACGCGTGATTTGTCCTAGAAGCACCGCGTAATCCGGTCGCAGCCCACCCGGTCAAAACAAGGGATCCAAAATATGAAAACCATCGTCGTCTGCTCCGGCGGACTGGACTCCGTTTCGCTTGCCCACAGGATAGCCGCGGAAAAACAGCTTATCGGCCTAATCTCCTTCGACTACGGCCAACGGCATCGCAAGGAACTCGAATTCGCCGCGAAGTGTGCCGCACGCCTTTCCGTTCCCCATCATATTATCGACATTGCCAGCATCGGCGGCCATCTCAGCGGATCGGCCCTGACCGACAATGTCGAGGTTCCCGACGGCCACTATGCCGAGGAGACCATGAAAGCCACGGTCGTCCCGAACCGCAACGCCATCATGCTGGCCATCGCCTTCGGTCTGGCGGCAGCGCAAAAGGCAGATGCCGTTGCCGTCGCCGTGCATGGTGGCGACCACTTCATTTACCCCGACTGTCGGCCGGGCTTCATCGACGCCTTCCAGCGCATGCAGAACGAAGCGCTGGAGGGTTATGCCAGCGTGAAATTGCTTGCACCGTATGTCGATGTTCCCAAAGCGGCGATCGTGGTTGACGGCGAAAAACACGGCACGCCGTTTTCGGAAACATGGTCCTGCTACAAGGGCGGCAGGCTCCACTGCGGGCGCTGCGGAACCTGCGTCGAACGCCGCGAGGCCTTCCATCTGGCCGGCGTTCCCGATCCGACGGAGTACGATGACCGGGACTTCTGGAAAGCGGCCCTGTCCCAATATTCGGCGACGGAGGCGCGTTGATGTACCGCATCACCAAGGAGTTTCACCTCTCCGCCTCCCATCAGCTGGATCATCTGCCCGCCGACCATCAATGCGCTCGGCTCCACGGCCACAACTACATTGTGGTCATCGAGCTCTCCGCCGAAAGCCTGAATGATGACGGCTTCGTTCGTGACTACCACGACCTCTCGTCGCTCAAGCGCTATATAGACGAAACCTTCGATCATCGGCACCTGAACGACGTCTTCGGCCATTCGAAAGTCACCTCCGAGTTCCTGGCAAGGCACTTTTACGACTGGTGCAAGCAGCGCTTCCCGGAGACATCGTCCGTTCGCGTCAGCGAGACGCCGAAAACCTGGGCGGAGTACAGACCGTGAGTGGCGGAACCATTCGCGTCAGCGAGATCTTTGGCCCGACCATCCAGGGTGAAGGCGCCTTGATCGGGCTGCCGACGGTGTTCGTCAGAACAGGCGGCTGTGATTATCGATGTTCCTGGTGCGACAGCCTGCACGCGGTCGACAGCGCGTTCCGCGATCAATGGATTCCGATGTCCCCCGAGGCGATCTGGCATAAGGTCACCGAACTCTCCGGGGCAAAGCCACTGACGGTTTCCCTTTCCGGAGGCAATCCGGCGATACAACCCTTAAGGCCGCTGATCGAACTTGGCCATTCCCAAGGATACCGCTTTGCACTGGAAACGCAGGGAAGCATAGCCCAGGCCTGGTTTCGCGATCTCGACGTCCTGGTCATCAGCCCCAAACCGCCATCCAGCGGCATGCCGACGGATTGGGACCAGGTGGACCACTGTCTTCACCTAGCCGCCAGCGGCCCCGAGATCGTCCTGAAGATCGTCGTCTTCGACGATGCCGACTACGCATTCGCCCGACGGGCAGGTGAGCGCTATCCGCAAATTCCCCTGTTCCTCCAACCCGGCAACCACACCCCGCCGCCGCCCGACGATGACGACGCCCGCATTGATATCGACGGTGTGATGGATCGGATGCACTGGCTTGTCGACAAGGTGACGGCGGACCAATGGTTTGCAGCCCGCGTGCTGCCTCAACTGCACGTGCTGCTTTGGGGAAACAAGCGAGGGGTCTGAGCTACCTGCCCTCTGGAAAGGCGAAGACATCGACCGGTTCGCCGAGCCCGCGCAGCGGGAAGGTGCCGAGACTGTCCATCTCCTCCGCGCAGCCCGCCATTTCGACGAAGGCCCGCGATAGCAGCACCGGACGCTTGACCTCCTTGGTCAGGCTTTCCAGCCGCGAGGCGACATTGACCGCCGGCCCGATGACGGTGAAATCCAGCCGCCGGCGCGAGCCGATATTGCCGTACATGACATCGCCGACATGCACGCCGACGCCGTAGCGCAGCGGTTCGCGCCCATTGCTCGCATGCTGCTGGTTCAATTGCGCCATCAACTCCTGGCCCTCACGGATCGCCTGCAGCAGATCATGACAGGCCGTTTCCTTGCTCAGCGGGAAGATCGCCAGCAAGCCGTCGCCCATGAACTTCAGGATCTCTCCGCCATAGCGCTCGATCGGGTCGGACATAGCGTCGAAATAATCGTTGAGCAGATGGATGACGTCGTCGCGCGGCCAGAGATCCGAAATCGCCGTAAAGTCGCGCAGATCGCAGATCATGATCGCCGCGCCGACGGTCGCGCCGCTGCCACGCGTCGTAACACCCGACAGGATCTGCTCGCTCGCATGCGGTCCCACATAGGTCTGCAGCAGCGTGCGCGCCATGATGTTCTTCAGCCGGATTTCGCTGACGAGGGTCAGGGCCGGCAGCAGGTCGCGCAGGGAATCGATATGATCATTCGTAAAACCGCCCGGCCGGCTGGTGGAAAATGTCGCGACGTGCCGTTTGCCGAACGTATGCTCGACCGGCCAGGCGATATACTCCGTGAGACCGTCGTCGCGCAGTTCCTGATAGAATGAATCCTCGTCGCCGTCGGCTGTGTCTTCCAGCTGTTTGCGCACCTCCTCCGCACCCTGATGGATCGCATTGACGGGACTTTTCAGGAACTCCGGGGTATTTTCGACACCATAGGCGAAAGTGTTGATCTTCGCCTCCGTCAGACCCTCCTTCCAGAGGATGCGGGCGCCAATCCATTGCGGATGGTTCGTCCTGAAATGCAATGTCGCGCGCGCCACCGGCACCCCTGATGCCAATAGCTTCTCGCACATCTCCACCAGGATGTTGTCGATGAACCGCTCGCCGCGCGTCTCGTTCACCAGCCAGTCGAGGATCCGTCTCCTGCGGATCGGCCAGACGCCATCATCCGCTTCGACGGTAGTCCCGGCCTTGTCCAAAAGAGACGACATCAAAAACTCCTGCTGCGCCATATCGGCGAGTACTGAATTTAGTTTCCGCTGAATGTGGGCGATAGGGAAGCAAATGATAAGGGGAGACGGCGATCAAACCTCAGAAATCCCAGTCCTCGTCCTCGGTCGCCACAGCCTTGCCGATGACATAGGAGGAGCCGGAGCCTGAGAAGAAGTCGTGGTTCTCGTCGGCATTCGGCGAAAGTGCCGACAGGATCGCCGGGTTGACCTTGCAGGCATCAGCCGGGAAAAGCGCCTCATAGCCGAGGTTCATCAGCGCCTTGTTGGCATTGTAGTGCAGGAACTTCTTGACGTCCTCGGTCAGCCCGACGCCGTCATAGAGCGCTTCGGTATATCTGGCCTCGTTATCGTAGAGTTCGAGCAGCAGCTCGAAGGCGAAATCCTTGATCTCCTGCCTTCTCTCCTCGCCGAGCCGCTCCAGCCCGCGCTGGAACTTGTAGCCGATATAATAGCCGTGCACCGCCTCGTCGCGGATGATGAGGCGGATCATGTCGGCCGTATTGGTCAGCTTGGCGCGGCTCGACCAGTACATCGGCAGGTAGAAGCCGGAATAGAACAGGAAGCTTTCGAGGAAGACGCTCGCGACCTTCTTCTTCAGCGGATCGCCGGAGCCGTACTGCTCCATGATCAGCGCCGATTTCCGCTGCAGGAATTCATTCTCCTCCGACCAGCGATAGGCATCGTCGACATCGGGCGTCGAGCACAGCGTCGAGAAGATCGAGGAATAGGAGCGCGCATGCACAGCCTCCATGAAGGAGACGTTGGAAAGCACCGCCTCCTCATGCGGCGTTGCCGCATCTTCCATCAGCCTTATGGAACCGACGCCATTCTGGATCGTGTCGAGCAGCGTCAACCCGGTGAAGACGCGGATGGTCAGTTGCTGCTCGACCGACGTCAGCGTCGCCCAGGAAGGAATGTCGTTCGAAAGCGGCACCTTTTCCGGCAGCCAGAAATTGCCGGTGAGCCGGTTCCAGACTTCGAGATCCTTATCGTCCTCGATACGGTTCCAGTTGACGGCGCGCACGCGGCTGATCGGCTTTACGGCGATGTTCATGGTGATTATGTCCTCAATAGATCTGATGGCGCTCGGAGCCCCCTCACCCTGCCCTCTCCCCGAGGGGAGAGGGGATGTCGCGCCTGCCGCAAATGTCTTCTCCCCATAGGGGAGAAGGTGCCGGCAGGCGGATGCGGGGGCCATTTGCTTAAAGGCTCGCGGCCGAAATCAACTCACAGCGTACAAGACACACAGCCCTGCACCTCAGTGCCGGACAGCGCCATTTGGCGAAGGCGGATGTAGTAGATCGTCTTGATGCCCTTCTTCCAGGCATGGATCTGCGCCCTGTTGATATCGCGCGTCGTCGCCGTGTCGCGAAAGAACAAGGTCAGCGACAGCCCCTGGTCGACATGCTGGGTCGCCGCCGCATAGGTGTCGATGATCTTCTCCGGTCCGATCTCGTAGGCATCCTGATAATAATCGAGATTGTCGTTGGTCATGAACGGTGCCGGATAATAGACGCGGCCGATCTTGCCTTCCTTGCGAATTTCGATCTTCGAGACGATCGGGTGGATCGAGGAGGTCGAGTGGTTGATGTAGGAGATCGAGCCTGTCGGCGGCACCGCCTGCAGGTTCTGGTTATAGAGGCCGGAGGCCATGACCGCCTTCTTCAGCGCGGCCCAGTCCTCCCTTGTCGGAATATGGATGCCCGCCGTCTCGAACAGCGCCCTGACCTTCTCCGTCGCCGGCTCCCAGAGCTGGTCAGTATATTTGTCGAAATAGTCGCCGGAAGCATATTTCGAATTCTCGAAGCCCTTGAAGCTCGTGCCGCGTTCGACCGCCAAGAGGTTCGAAGCGCGGATCGCGTGATAGGTGACCGTATAGAAATAGATGTTGGTGAAATCGACGCCTTCCTCCGAGCCATAGAAGATGCGTTCGCGGGCGAGATAGCCGTGCAGGTTCATCTGGCCAAGGCCGATCGCATGGCTCTCCTCATTGCCCTTCTCGATCGAGGGAACCGAGGAAATGTGGCTCATGTCGGAAACGGCCGTCAGCGCCCGGATCGACGTCTCGATCGTCTTGCCGAAATCGGCCGAATCCATGGCCGCGGCGATGTTCAGCGAGCCGAGATTGCAGGAAATATCCTTGCCAAGATATTTGTAGGAGAGGTCGTCATTGTATTCGCTGGCCTCGCTCACCTGCAGGATCTCCGAGCAGAGATTGCTCATCGAGATGCGCCCGGCGATCGGGTTCGCCCGATTCACCGTGTCCTCGAACATGATATAGGGGTAGCCGCTCTCGAACTGGATTTCGGCAAGCACCTGGAAGAATTCGCGCGCCTTGATCTTCTTCTTTGAAATGCGGGCATCCGCCACCATCTCGCGGTACTTTTCCGTCACCGAAATATCGGTGAAAGGCGCGCCATAGACGCGTTCCACGTCATAGGGCGAGAACAGGTACATGTCTTCATTGTTCTTGGCGAGCTCGAAGGTGATGTCGGGCACGACGACGCCGAGCGACAGCGTCTTGATGCGGATCTTCTCGTCGGCATTTTCACGCTTGGTATCGAGGAAGCGCATGATGTCGGGGTGATGGGCGTTGAGATAGACCGCACCCGCGCCCTGCCGCGCCCCGAGCTGGTTGGCATAGGAAAAACTGTCTTCGAGCAGCTTCATCACCGGGATGATGCCAGACGACTGGTTCTCGATCTGCTTGATCGGCGCGCCGGCCTCGCGGATATTGGTCAGCGACAGCGCCACGCCGCCGCCGCGCTTCGACAATTGCAGCGCCGAATTGATCGACCGGCCGATCGATTCCATATTGTCCTCGACGCGCAGCAGGAAGCAGGAAACCAG